AAAGTTCAGATCCATCTGTAGATAATGATGGGGATGCACTAAATGCTGGAGATTTATATTTTAACACAACAAGCAATACCTTGCGTGTTTATTCGGGTTCTGCTTGGCAAGATGCTGCAGTAGATAGCTCAGCTTTTGCATCAAATGGATTTGCTATTGCAATGGCGATAGCATTATAATAAAGGAGTAATATGGCACAAAACTTTAGAAGATACACAAGCAACGATGTAGGCACAGGAGCTGCAACTTTATTTACAGCAGACAGTTATGATACTGTTGTTGGTATATCAGTTGCAAATGTTACAGCATCTGCTGTAGTTGCATCTGTATATATTAATGATGGTTCTAACGACATCTATCTAATTAAAGATGCACCTATTCCAGCAGGTTCATCATTACAAGTATTAGATGGTGGTGCAAAATTTGTTGTTCAATCTGGTGATGCTTTAAAAGTAATATCAGATACAGCTTCATCTTTAGATGTTTGGGTATCAACAGTAGACGCAATTAGTTCATAGGAGAATAAATGGCATATATTGGTAAACAACCAACAGCAGTACCTTTAACAAGTTCAGATATTACAGATGGTATTATTCAATTAGCTGACTTATCTGCTACAGGTACAAAAGACGCAACTACATTTCTAAGAGGCGATAACACATTTGCTGTTGCTGGTGGTAATAATACTCCAGCATTTAGAGTTTATAGAAGTTCCAATCAAACTATGGGTAATGGTTATCAAAAAATTCAACATAATGCAGAAGATTATGATACAGACAATGCTTTTGATAGTACAACTAATTACAGATTTACAGTACCAAGTGGAGAAGCTGGTAAATATTTTTTTAATGCACAACACAAATTAAATAGTATGCCTAATGGTGTTAGAATTGGTGCTGCTATTTATGTTAATGGTTCTATTGTAGCACACAATGTTATAGCTGTTGGTATAACAGAAGATAATAGTTCAAATGTAAGTGCATTATTAAATTTATCAGTTGGTGATTATGTAGAAATGTATGGTTTTCATAATCATACTGCAGGATTAACTGCACCAGGAAATTCAAATAGTGTATATTTTGAAGGATATAAATTAATAGGATAAATTATGGCAAGTCTAGCAAGTAAAATAATTCAATATGTAGGTTCGAAAATTAATTGGGAAAAAGATGTACTTCTTCAAGATGATGGTAATGGTGCATACATCAAAGAATGGAATTTAGATATTGCTAAACCAACTGATGCACAACTCTCAGCAGTAGAAAGTGATGCAGATAAAATGGAAAGAAACGCAAATGTTGATGCAACAAGAATAAATGCTTATGGAAATATTGCAGACCAACTAGATGAAATTTACCATGATATAAATGCATGGAGAACAAGAATACAAAAAATTAAATCAGATAATCCGAAGGAAACATAATGGCATATATAGGAAAAACACCAACAATAGGTAACTTTCAAAAGTGCGATGCTATTACAGTAGTTAATGGTCAAGCAGCATACACAATGCAAGTAGGTGGTACAAATGTATCTCCAGAAAGTGAAAATCACATGTTGGTATCACTTAATGGAATCTTACAAGCACCTGTAGATTCATTCACAATATCTGGTTCTACAATCACATTTGCATCTAATCTTGCAACAGGCGATGTAATAGATTTTATTATGCTACTTGGTAATGTTTTAGACTTAGGTGTACCATCAGATAATACTGTTACTGCCGCAAAATTAAATAATGATATTATATCTGGTCAAACTGCCTTAACTGCTGAACCAGCAGACACAGACGAATTTTTAGTAAGTGATGCTGGAACAATTAAAAGAATTGATTACTCATTAATTAAAGGTGGTGGAATTACAGAAGCTGATATGTTTAGATTAACTGCAAATACATCTGCTAATACAGATGCAGTAATTACTGCAAATCTTGAAAGAGTTGATGATGCAACTTTTTCTAAAATAGGAACAGGTATGACAGAAAGTTCTGGAATATTTAGTTTTCCAAGTACAGGATTATATCAAGTAATAGCTAGTCCAGCAATATCTGCTAGAAACGATTCAAATGCTTGGGTTGTTATAGATGTTTCAAGTGATAGTGGTTCAAACTATGATGCAGTTGCATATATTAATGGTGGTGGAGATAATACAGGTGATACTAAATCAAATGTTTTTGGTTCTTCTTTTGTAAATGTAACAAGCACAAGTACATTTAGAGTAAGATTTAGAACAACAAGTATGAGTACCAATTCTTTTGTTCATGGAAATACAGATTATAATTATACATCATTTGCATTTATTAGATTAGGAGATAGCCAATAATGGAAAAAGATTATTTACAATTAGCTTTACAATCATTTAACACAGATAAAAATAATTGGTATGGTTGGAAAAAAGATTACACAGGTAATGAAAGAATGAGTTATGAAAATATTGTATTAAATGATAGCACAGCGACTTTACCAAGCAAAGCTGATGTAGATGCAAAGATACAAGAATTAAAAGATGCAGATGCAGATAAAGTATCTGCAAGAACATCAGCAATAAATAAATTAAAAGGTGCAACATACTCAGCATTAACAGACGCAGAAGCTAAAGCATTATTTGGGGAGTAACCAGATGGCTCTAAAGTTCGCAGTAAATAATTCACTCTCAGCAGTAACATCTTTGCCTACTGCTGTTCCAACAGGCTCAATGACACTATTGCAAACTCAAACTGCATCTAGTTCAGCAACAATAGATTTTACAAGTAATATTGATAGCACCTATGATGTGTATTGTTTTAAGTTTATAGATATTCATGGTTCAGCAACATCACAATTAAAATGTAATTTTTCAACAGATGGTGGCTCTAACTATAATGTTACAAAAACAACTACAAATTTTTTAGCATCACACAATGAAGATGATAGTGCAAATGAATTAAGTTATAATACAGGTAGAGATTTGGCACAATCTACATCAGATATGTTTATTTCATCTACATTAAAAACAGATAATGATAGTTCTTATAGTGGAGAAATGTATTTATATAATCCTAGCAGTTCAGTTTTCGTAAAACACTTTATGATTGTTGGTAATTCTATGGGTACTTCGCCAAGATCAATACAAGATTTTTTTGCTGGGTATGGGAATACTACTTCTCCTATAGATGCAGTTAAATTTCTTATGGGTTCTGGAAACATAGATAGTGGAGATATTAAATTATATGGCATTAGTTAAGCACAACAACAATAGCATAAGTGCAGTTACAAGCATGCCTAATATAAGTACAGGCTCTATGACTTTGATTAAAGAACAAACTGCAAGTTCAAGTGCTAGTATCTCATTTGTAGATGGAAGTTCAGATGTTGTTTTGGATAGCACATATCCTATTTATAAGTTTGAGTTTATTAATATACACCCAGCTACTGATTTAGCTTTTTTTACATTTAATTTATCTGTTGATACTGGTTCAAATTATAATGTAACTAAAACTTCAACACATTTTCATGCAGGTCATAATGAAGCTGGAGATACTACATATTTCCAATATGATGCAAGTAGAGATTTAGCACAATCTACTGCTTTTGAAAATATTAATATAAATACTGGTAATGGTAATGATGAATGTGTATCTGGTTCAATGACATTATTTAATCCAAGTTCTACAACATTTGTTAAACATTATATATCAAAATCAGCAACTTATAATGGTTATGATTATATGTTTAATCATCATGTAGCAGGATATGGAAATACTACAAGTGCTGTAGATGCAGTTCAATTTAAAATGTCATCTGGCAATATTGATGCTGGCACAATAAAACTATATGGAATAAAGGATAGTTAATGGCTTTAGTAAAATTAAATAACAGAGCAGTAAAAGATATTGATACACTTGGATTTGGCACAGGAGATTTAACATTTATCTCTAAGCAAACTGCAAGTAGTTCTGCCTCTATTAGCTTTACATATGGGATTGATAGTACATATAAGGAATATGTTTTTTATTTTGTGAATATGCACCCAGCATCAGATGGTGTTGGATTACAATTTAATATGAGTGTAGATAGTGGTTCAAATTATAATGTAACTAAAACTTCTACACAATTTTATGCAGAACATGATGATGGAGATTCATTTGCATCTTTAAGTTATTGGACAGGCGGTGATTTAGCTCAATCAACATCAAATCAAAAATTAGGTTTAAATATTGGTGCAGATAATAATCAATCTGCTTCAGGGTTTTTACATCTCTTTAATCCAAGTTCGTCTGTGTTTGTCAAACATTTTATGGCTACAATAAATACAGAAGCAGATAATGATAATACATCAGTTAGTTATATTGCTGGGTATGGAAATACTACTTCTCCAATAAATGCTATTAAGTTCCAAATGTCTAGTGGTAATATAGATAGCGGAGAAATCTTGCTTTATGGTGTCAATTAAATTATAAGGAGAATATTATGCTACTCAAAAATATCTTGGTAACAGGTAGTTTCATTATTTTTGAGAGAATTATTAATCAAGGAGACAAAAATAATGCCTAGATATAAATTAGTAAATGGAGAAAGAATACAGTTCACAGCTGAAGAAGAAGCGGCAAGAGATGCAGAAGAAGCTGCATGGAACAATGGTGCTAAAGACAGAGCTATGGCTGCATTAAGAGAAAAAAGAAATAATCTTTTAAAAGAAACAGATCATTATGGTTTATCTGATGTAACTATGTCTGCTGAAATGCAAACATACAGAACAAATCTTAGAGACCTACCATCAACTATAGCTGATGATGCTACAGCAGCAGATGTTGAAGCAACTGCTTTTCCAACTAAGCCATAGTGAAATTCATTCTAGCCTTCTCAATATGTTCAGCGATTACAGGTTTCTGTAATAATACAATGACTATTGATAAAGATTACAAATCATGGTCTGAAT